AAAAGATAGAGAGGGAAATAATATTTGTTTTCAGGCTAAACTGAGGGGTGATAAAGATAAGAGATATATCTTTGGTGTTGACCCTGCTTCTGAAGTTGATAATTTTAGTATTATTGTATTAGAAGCAAACAAGGATCACCGCAAGATAGTCCACTGCTGGACCACTAACCGCGACGAGCATAAAGACATGGTTAAGTCTGGATACTCAAAAGAGTCTGACTTCTATGCTTATTGTGCTAGAAAAATTAGAGATCTTATGAAGATCTTTCCCTGCATCCATATCGCGTTGGACAAGCAGGGTGGAGGCGTTGCTGTCATGGAGGCTTTACATGACGATGCTCACCTAGAGCAAGGCGAACAGCCAATCTGGGAGGTCATCGACGAAGAAAAGCCAAAAGATACTGATGATCACCGTGGCTTACATATTCTAGAACTTTGCCAGTTTGCTAAGTACGAATGGCTTTCCGAGGCTAATCATGGCCTTAGGAAAGACCTCGAAGATAAAATGCTACTGTTTCCCATGTTCGACCCTATTACTTTAGGTATTGCGGCCACAGAGGATGGCTTAAAAGAAAGAAATTATGACACATTAGAAAATTGCGTTATGGAAATAGAGGAACTTAAAGATGAGCTTGCCATGATTCAGATTAGCCAGACCGCTGCTGGTCGTGACAAGTGGGATACTCCAGAGACAATTATTGGAACTGGTAAAAAAGGTAAAATGAGGAAGGATAGGTACTCTGCCTTACTAATGGCTAATATGGCTGCTAGAACAATATCCCGAATTCCAGATCCAGTAGCTTATAATTTTTACGGAGGATTCGCTACAGTTGATAAGATTAAAGACCCCACAGGTAAATTATACACTGGGCCATCTTGGTATACAGACAAGATGAAGGATATTTATTGAGTTTATGTGTATAATGTATATGTAGTCTCATTACAATCAGATTGAGGATAAAATAATGTCAGATAAAAACCTAGTTACTTTCAATGACGGCGATATGCAGGGTCGGGCCAAAGCTTTTGATGAGTACGCCGAGGCGGGTGAAGCATACACGGGCGTGTCTAAAGCTTACCACCGTGACTTTTTAGATATTGAGCCTAATCGTTCTGTTAAGCCGGGGTTTGGTTCTAGCGATTACTATTCGTTTAGGCCAGAAGAGGCAGTACCAAAAAGATCAAAACGTATCATCAAGATGAGTATGGATGCGTACAATAAAGTTGGTATTATTCGCAACATCATTGACTTAATGGGTGATTTTGGCGCACAAGGCGTTAATATTGTACACGAAAGCAAGAGCGCAGAGAAGTTTATTAGACAATGGTTTAAAAAAGTAAACGGCAAAGAGAGGTCAGAAAGATTTCTAAACAATCTCTATAAAACTGGAAATGTACCTGTTTACAGGAGCTATGCAAATATCACACCAGAGATTAAAAAATACATGAGATCTTTAGCTAAAATAGAAGAAGATATTGTTTTAGAAGTTCCAGATTTAGATAAAACCCTTATTCCTTGGCGCTACAACTTCTTCAATCCTCTTTCTATCGAGATGAAGAACGGTGACGTGAACATGTTTTTAGGTAATCGTAATTACCAACTCAGTACGCATACGTTTTTTGACAACTACAAAGAGACCACTCTTCCTACTAAGGTTCTAGAAACACTTCCTAGTAACATACAACAGGCATATAAAAATAAAGAGCGTAAAATTCAATTAGATCCAGATCGCCTGACAGTTCATTTCTACAAGAAAGACGACTGGCAGCAGTGGGCACATCCAATGGTCTACGCTATTCTAGATGATATTATAATGCTAGAGAAAATGAAGCTAGCTGACATGGCTGCTCTAGACGGAGCTATTTCGAATATTAGACTTTGGACTCTAGGAAACTTTGACTACAAGATATTGCCCACAAAAGAGGGTATCACAAAGCTAAGGAATATATTAGCCAGTAATACTGGTGGAGGAACGATGGAGTTGGTATACGGTCCAGAGCTTAGTTTTACAGAAAGTAATTCACAGGTATACAAATTCTTAGGATCAGAAAAATATCAATCCGTCCTTAATAGTATCTATGCTGGCTTAGGAGTGCCTCCCACACTCACTGGTATGGCTGGAAATGGTGGCGGTTTTACTAACAATTTTATCTCGCTAAAAACTATGGTCGAGAGATTACAGTACGGTCGAGATCAGCTTACCAAGTTTTGGGATGGTGAGCTTGAGTATATTAGAAAGTCTATGGGTTTTGCTAAACCTTTTCATGTGGTTTACGACCAAATGAGCTTATCTGATGAAGCGGCAGAGAAAAACCTACTTATTCAACTTGCTGATCGTGACATTATCTCTCATGAAACCGTACTAGAGAGGTTCAAAGAAGTTCCTCCAGTGGAGAAGGTTAGACTACAAAGAGAGAATAAGTTAAGAGATAAGGATAAGCTACCAGATAAAGCTAGTCCTTTCCACAATGCTAACCATTCTGGAGATATGGAAAAAATAGAAAAGCAGGGCGAGATTCAAACAAAACAGAAAGAGCAGCAGCAGAAACAGAAGCCTGCCCAGCCTAACGGTAGGCCTCCTCAAAAACAAGACACTAAACCAAGAAAAAAGCGAGTCGAAACCCCTAAAAGCACTCCGGGTGTCGCGGAACTTATTTTTTGGGCGACTAGCGCATTTGAGTCAACTCAGCATATAAATAAAGGTTACTTAGAAGTTAAGGGCAAATCTAACGCTAGACAGCTCACTAAAGACGAGTCTTCCGAGCTAGAAGATATAAAGCTTGGGGCTTTTCTTGCTTTAGAGCCAATGTGTGAGCTATCTGACGCTAATCTACACAAAGCCTTGTCCTCAAATAACGTAATACCCAATGAATACAAGTATATTAAGGGTAGTAGCTTAACTATGGATAATTACAAAAAGATGGCCATAGGGCTTTATGTAGAGCGCTTTTTTAACGAAAAATAACGTTTTTAGAAAAAAATAATTTTTTTGTGTATAATTCTCTGAGGTAAAAATATGACCATAAAAGTATATCAATGTGAGATCGAAGACGGCGTAAGCGAACTAGTCAAATCTACGGCTAGTATTGCTTACTGCACGGAAGCTGCTGTGAAAAAGGGCGAGATTGCGACTACTAAAAGAGTAATCGACAACAAGGAAGTTCTTGACAAAGTATTAGCAGAGAACAAGGATCAAATTGATCTTTACTATATAGAATCCATTCTCGTTTCGACAGGCTGGAACAAGAATGATGACGTTTTCTTATCCGAGGCGACATGGGATGCTAGGAGTACTCCTGAAGATAAGCAATTTAATTACATGCACGATGAAGATGATATCATCGGGCATATTACTGGTAGCTATGTATTAACAAAAGACGGTAAAGCACTTGGAGATGATGAAGACATTGATCGCCCTGAGGAGTTCGATGTTATCACTCAAGCAGTGCTTTATGATTCTTGGACGGGTGAAGAAAACAGAGAGCGGATGGCAAAAATCATTGCCGAAGTTGAAGAGGGTAAATGGTATGTGTCGATGGAATGTCTTTTTACTGGCTTTAACTATGCACTTGTTGATGACAAGGGTGTGGCTAAGATTCTAGAAAGAGACGAAGCGTCCGCTTTCCTAACGAAACATCTTAGGGCTTACGGAGGAACTGGACAGTATGAAGGATACAAGATAGGCCGCGCACTTAGCAATATTTCATTTTCTGGTATAGGTTTGGTATCAAAGCCCGCCAACCCTAGAAGTGTAATCTTGTCTGGTAAAAGCGCAGCACAAATTAATGTAAATGAAACTGATAAATTTTCTATAGGAGATTTTGATATGTCAGATGTACTAGCAACTCAATTATCAGAGTTGAAGGCTCAGCTGGAAACAGCAAAGGCTGAGAATGAAGCTATTAAAGCAAAAATCGAAGAAGCTAAAGACAAAGAGTTTGCTTCTCAGGTCGCTGCTTTTGAAGCTGCCGCAGAAGAAAGTCAAGCATCGCTTGAAGATTTGACTAACTTGTTTAATTCTGAAGCGGCTAAAGTTGCTGAACTTGAGGACGCATTGGCGACCTCTAAGACTCAGTTGTCTGAAGCCAAAGAAGAAATGGACAAAATGAAGAAGAAAGAAG